GTTATGTACGCATACAGGCTCTTCTACAACTAAGAGCTGTTCACGTTCTTTGTTATAACGTTCTACTTCAGCTGTATACTTATCACGATTCTTCTCATAGTCGCTAATAAGCTCTCTGTACTCTAATCCTTCTTCATATACAGCAGAATTAAGATTAACACCATGTTTCTTAGCTTCGTCCTGTTTATTAGTTATAACAGTTTTCCATGTAGTTATGCTACTCTTAACTGATATCTTTTGACGTTCGGCTTCTTTATAAGCTTTAACCTTAGTTTCTGTATCGTTTATTTTATCTTGTAATGCTAAGACTTCAGCATCAATGTCGCCTTCTATAGAATCAGGTACATCAGATAAAGCGGATAACTTGGTAGTTATAACGGTTTTACTGTTAGTGTATGTATTAAGATCTTGCTGTACTCTTTGTAGCTCTACAGTCTTATTACGTCCTGATGTCTCTATCTTACGCAGCTTAGTGTTTAAATCAGTTACCGATTCTGCTATAGTACATGTAGGCTCTTCTACAGTGCTGTTAGCATTTAACCACAGCTTAATAGCTTCACGTTCTGTCTTTAACTGCTGTAGCTGTTCAAATGATATATTGGTACTAGCTGTTTCAACTGTAGCTGTATAATCACTGTTACATATAGGGCATTTACCTTGCGGACAGAGTTCAAGTAGATGAGATTTTAAAGCAGCTATGTATTGAGGTTCAGCTTCTGTAAATTCCTCTTCTACTTTATGTAATTTAGTTTCCTTGTCCTTAATGTCTTTTAACTTTTCAGTATACTTATAAAATTCTGTATCGTACTCTTTACGTTCTGTTATTTTATGGTTTAGTTCGTCATATTCCGCACGTAAATCAGTAATTTCAGTATTTAACGAATCAATACTCTGTGTACATGTAGCTATATTAGCCTCAACTTCAGCAAGCTCCTTATTAAGATTACTCTTAACCTGTACTTGTAATTTTAAGGTAGTTTTAGCTGATAACTCGTCTTTTAATGCTTGTAATTCTGCGTCAGTAGCAGGCTCTGCTTTTATATGCCAGAGTTCAGTTTCAAGCTCTTTTACCTTAACTCTCGCATCGTTAATTTCTGTATTTATAGCTACCGACTTATCATATAGCTCTATAGTATGCTTATATTTGTCTACATACGCTTTATTTTCTAAAATCTTATCAATGTGTGGCTTTAGGTTGTCTAGTCTGCGTAATTCGTCCTGAGCTCGTTCATAAGCTTGTCTTTGTGACTCATAATTATGTAATTCCGGAAGCATAGCTTGTAGATTAGTTATTTCGGCATTATACTCGTCTACTCGGTTATTTGCATCCTGTAAGTCAGTTTCACTAGTAGCTATCCTAGATTTAATACTTTCTAACGATTGTCCAGCTAAGAATGTCTGTTCTAATGTACCTATATTATCGAGCTCTTGTTTTAGAGTATCAACTTTAACTTTCATACGCTGTTCTAGGTTTTGGAACAATTGTGTGTCAAAAACATTACGTAACAGACTAGCTCTGTCTTTAGAATCTGTAAGTAAAAACTTACTAAAATTACCTTGTTCGAGCATTACCATTTGATCAAACTGCTTAGAATTAAGGCCTATAACTTTTTCTATAGCAGCATTACCTTCACGAATCTTATCGTAAATCATATCCGGAGTTGTGAATTTAATAGTAGTGTTTCCGTCACGATTTATAGTACGAACTATTGTGTAGGTTGTATCTTCTTGTATGAACTTTAGAGTAACTTTAGCATCTTCCTTAGGTAATGCATAGTCACTTACGATTGTCTTATGTACCTGATTTCGGTTTTGATTAAGCGTCACTCCATAAAATGCCCAATGTATAGCATCAAGTATTGTAGACTTACCTGAACCTGTAGGTCCGGATATTAAAAATACACCAGGCTTGAATTTTGAGAAATCTAATGTCGACTCCTTAATACTAATGAAATTCTTAATCTGTAATGTTAGTAACTTCATGTAAAGCCTCCATAATGTATTTTACCTGAGTGCTGTTAAATACAGGTATGTCTATTTGCTTACAGAAACTATCTACAGCTTCTTCGAACGTTTTAAACTGTGCGCTCGGCTTAGAAATATCGGCTGTAAACTTATCTTTATTACCTTGTGCTACTGTTAGTAAGTGCGTGAAATGAGCTTTTAGCTGGGACATTACAGCATCTGGAGCTAAGCCTTCTTCTATAAGCTTTACCATAATATAATCGTCTGAATCGTCCTGTTCAAGTATATGTTTAAGATTTCCTTCTATAATACGCAGATTATGTAGATATTTTATAGGATGTTCCGTCTTAGTTATAGTACCATTACAGCTCTCAGGAATGTCCCATACATACACATTTTCGACAGCTTTATCTCCAAACGCATAAGGTAATAAGCTACCCGAGTAATATACATTCCATAAACGCTGTTGCTTATGTATATGACCTGCAAGCACTAAAGGGAAACCTGTTACTGATGATAACGGTATAGCGTCATCAAAAAATGACATAGTTTCCGACGAACCTGTAGTACAGCCCTCAAAGGTTTGATGAGTTACAAGTACAGTATGATTCCTATCATCTACCATGCCTAGGTATTTATTATAAGCACTAGTGTATGTGTCAAATTCTTCATTGAATTTTAGCTCAGCAAGTACTGGCTTTATGAACGGTAACAGACAGAGCTTAACTTTATCCTGTTCTATTATACAGAAATCGTCTGTTATACTGACATACTTACTTACGAAATCCTTCAATAACATCACACGACGAGCTGAGTCATGATTACCTACAGTTATATAGCAATGTGTATTGTGTTTTTCACATACCTTTATGATGTCTTTTAAGATGTTTAAAAATAGCTCTTGCGCTTCAAGAGATGGATTAACAGAATCAAATACATCCCCAGCTATAACTAGATTTGATCCAGTTTCATCCATGATTTTAACTATTTGCTGTAGCACATACTCTTGGTCTTTCAAGATATTCACCTTATGGAATGTCTTACCGAGATGTAGGTCAGCTATGTGTAATAACTTCACTTTCTTATATTTCCTTCCTTTAATTTCCCTAAAATTAATCAGTTAATTCACGTACAATGTGGCCGAATCTATCCACTTCAATTAGATACTCTGGTGCTACTCCATTTGTCCAATCATACGTCAAAAACCACGCTTGCCGAGCTGATACAGCGTGGAACTCGTAAGTTTCACCATTCAGCCCGGCTTCGTAGTTATTGTATTCGATTTCGTTTAGTTGATCGCTCGTTAATTTACCCATAATCGATTTAATGTCTTAGTCACAAGTACTACCTAGTAAGTATGTGACAAAGAACTCTCCATCCTTTTCTTGTACCATAGGAGAATAAACTCCATAGCCGAGTCGTTCTGCTTCTGTAAAGATTTCTGGCTTGTCTGAATCTACGACATAACCACGATTCTGTACTCCACGCATATACTGTTCACGAGTAATCTGTCTTGTGCATCGTTCCATGATGTTATCCTCCTATGTAGTTGTGGTATATTGGTTTACAAATATATTATAACAGGATGTAAACTAAAAATTCGAGTTTTTACTCAGTTTTATTAAGCTTTTCTAGTTTTGAAATCTCTGTTTGCATAGTCGTTTCAAATTCGTCAAGCTTATTATAAATTTTCATGTACAGATTACCCTTGTCGCATTCAAGTGATTGAATCATATCCATGATAGCACTCATGTATGCTGAAGTATACAAGCGTTCATGTTCAAGTTGTGCGAGTTTTTCTGAAACTGATAGATTCTCAGCTTCAAGTACAGATTTTACGGTGAGTTCACTGGCTTTAAATCGATTACTACGAGCGAGTCTTGCAAACTCTAATGGTGTCATGATAATTGATACCTCCTACATATCTATGACATTGGGTTTTTGTTTACAATTATAGTATAACAGAACTCGTGTAAGAATTTCGAAGATTCAAAAAAGAAATTTTATTAATCAGGAAAGTCGTATCTTGCTGCTAATTCAGTAGCTTCTTGTGCTCGTATAGCTGCCTGAGTTTCTCTGTCTGCAGGCACTTCATAATACATACATAAATACCAAGCTGCCTCTCCTGGAGATGTTTTAGCATTCATAGTATCCCATAATTCAAATTGTGTTAATACCTGTTTAAATGCTGGAATCTGTACACCTAGAGTATTATAAGCAAGTCCTGTAGATGTATGATAATCGTATAAGGCACTTATGTTAGGTTCTGATGTGAACTGTGTTAATCCATAACCTACAGCTCTGTCAGCTGAATGTCCATCGTATGTAGCTTGTATTTTATTGTATAAATCAGCGCCTGAGATAGCTGCATTCATGTAAGGTAATAAATCAGGAGATGATGGTTCGGTATAGCTTACAAAATATATTGAATTATAACCAATCATATGTGTTATCCAGTTAGATTCATGCCTCATATTAGCTAAAGCTCCTATAGCAGCATTCTTAGTCCATTCACAAGCACGTAATGCTGAATAGATAGTCATGATGTCTGCTTCTCCTGTAGTAACCTTATCTACCCAATCGCCACTAGGAGTAGATCCTCCACCACTATTCCTAATAGTAATGTCAACTTTTAGCTTAGATACAGGTAACGGATCCTCTACTTGTCCTTTACGAAAACCTATATTTCTGTGATGCATATAGGGTTCTATACCTTTAATATGTAGAGTACCTTGTATTGCCTTTAGTTCTACACTGTTTAGCTTATTTGTATTAGTAATAGAATCCACATAATAGGTAGATCCTGCTTCTAATAACAATAATGTATCTGTTATACTGTTTAGCTGATTCACAGTACTGCGTCGAGACAACATTATTCTATCAATATGTATATTTTCGTCAATTAACACATTAGAATGACGTACTTCTACAGTGCTAACGGTACTATTTATGCTTGACTTAGTAGTTTTAATAAACACATACGGACAATTGTCAATAATTAGCGTGTTTACACGTAAATCTTCTAAATTTATAACAGCATCACAATTTCTTAATACTAAAGTATCATTATAACTATTAATTGTTAGTAATCCACCATAAAATCCTTCTACTATATTGTTATTTTTAGCTAAGAATTGTAATGTCAATTGTGTAGTAATACATTTTATCATAGATTCTAGTTCATACTGTGTGGGATTCACTATGAGCTGTTTATCTAAGGCTCCAGACAGCATATAATTGCTATCTCCAAAGATTTTATTACTGTCCTTCTCGTCTATCATGACTAAATTCGGTACTTTAGCTGTATCATCAATAGCCCAGCTTGTAGAAATGTTAAGATTATCAACGATTTCTGTAAGCTCTTTAATAGTAGTATCATTAGATAATAGCTGTTCGTTAATCTCAGCCATAATTTGTTCTATTTGCTGTAATGAATACACCTCATATACATAAATATCTACAGGACTAGTTAATAGCTGTTTAGTTCTAAATATAAGACCAGTATCTGTAGTTTCTACTTCGTACATAGAAGCAAGTTCTGGCAATAAATCAGGATTAATAAACTCTATATATGGTATTTTATTAGGATTTAACTCACAATTTATAGTGTATTCATATATATCTTGTACTTTATTGTAAGAATTTAACTGTACAGCTATTGGCTCACTATATTTGTACATAGCATTAAGCATATTACTGCGAGTTCTTAATATTCTGTAAGGATATAACAATGCTGTATCTATGTTACTAATTTGATTTAATGTGTATATCATATGCTATCACCCAATTTCACTATAGATAGTTGTAGCAAAATCACGTCGTTCTACTAGTTCTTGGTATGTATAATCGGCACCTGAGTATACATGATCCATGATAAAATCATATACCACAGGATCGGTTATTGGATCATCATGAATACCACCAATACACCGTTCACACATAGCACAGAACAGTTCACAGTAAGAACGTACACCAGCAAGGCCTGCAGAACTTTGTACTTTATCGAGATTACGTTCAAAATACAGATCTGAAGTAACAAAGTCTACACCACCGTAATGACTATCTTTAAGTACTTGTAGCTGTACAGAAACAGCCGTATTCCATTGTTCTTCTGTACAGTGACCCTCCCATGTTTGCCAGGTAGGCATCGAATGCCATAGATTAGATAACCCAGCGTTTGCCATAGCTGTTCTTAAATCAGGATCGTCTGTTTGCCATAATCCATAATGTCCTCCAGCAACAAATGGGTCAAAGTTACTCTCTTGTTGAATATTACCGAGTATTCCGCAGATAACTTCCTTACTGAATGATGTATTAGCGACAAACCAGTTATATACTTTAGCACGTGGAGAGTTACCAGTTACTGGTGTAGGAACATCTCCTCCACCACCTCCAGTGTATTCAGCTTCCCATTCACACTCTACTGTAGATAGCATAGTAGGTGGATCCGAGTTTGCAACCTTAAAACCAATACATCTAGTATTATGAATAAAGAAATTACTAGAATCTTGTTGTATAGTGCCTAGAATATGTAATATGTTAAAATCATATACTGTAGATGTATTTCGCTGACTTCCTCTAAGATAATTAATACCAGGAACCCATACATCACGATTACACCAGTACGTGCAACCGTAACCTACCCACATAAGATTTTTAACATGTCCTCTACGATGTCGTATTGTAGAATTTAGCATTAGATATACATTCTCAAGATAATGACAAATATTCTCAAGATATACACAACTGTTTCTTATAACTTTTAAGTTATCTATGGTACATATATCGTTCTTGTTATAAGCTTCTATATGTACTTCTGGACAGTCTATTATATTAATATTGCCTTTAAAGCCGTGAATAATAACCTGAGCTCTAATGTTCTTTAGTGTTAGATTCCCTGTACCTGTGATACTCATTATAGGACTTGTAAAATTTTGTAATACATAATCCTTGTTAACTGTAAACCTAAACTCTACCGACTTGTTAAACGCATGTACCATAGTATCTAGTTCTTGTTGAGATAGGTTAACAAACAAGCGTTCAGCTACAGCAGTTTCTATACGATACAAGGAATCTACAATAGCATTACCGTCTTCATTTTTCTGTATTTTAACAAGATTTGTAACTAGTCCATCAGCATAAGCAGTAGCATTGTCATATTTCTGTATTTTTTCTATAGCATGTGACAAATCGTCTAAAGTATTCTTCAAATCCACTAGTTGTTTCTTAACGTCATTAAGCACAGATTCTATCATAGCAAGTGACGGACACCAGTACACAGTAAGCGGGATAGTAGTATCAATTTCAGCTGTTCCGTATATATAGATAGCGTCATCTATTATTTCAAGCTCTATTAATTCTGTAATACAATCTATATGTTCTTGTTTAGTAGTGTTAAACTCAATAAATGGAATTAAATTATCTTGTATAGCAGTATCAACACGATACACGAAATAACCATTTTCCTGTCGGTTATCATATCTGAGATTAGCTCCTATGCCGGACTTTGTTAGCACAGCTGATAGCTTGTCAGACGGTTGTCTTAAAATACGATATTCATATAATAATTGTAAATCTCTGTTGCTAACAGCACTAATATCATATTTCATTCACTATCACCTTCCCTCACATGCACGTAACCCTCATCCATTTCTTCAATATATAAAGGATATACAGGAAAGTCGTGATTATTGTAATTAAAACCGATAGTCTTTCCATCCATAATTATAAGCTCTCTACTACTATAATTAGATAAATACATATTTCCTAGTATAGTATCAAACGCAAAAGAAGGTGTATCATTAATACAAGATACCGTACATCCAACACCTACATAATCTATATTAGCTATTGTAGTTGACTGAGCTACAAATGTACTGCTATTTAATAAAGTTAAATGCTGTATGTTGCCAGCTATACCTATACTAGCTGTATTGACTAATGTGACTTTATTACAGTTTATATTTGACAGCATGCTCTGTTTTGTTTTGAAATTAACAAGACTACAATTCATGAAATATAAAGTACTATTTGTAGCACTGTATACTTGAATCGTACTTTTAACATCACGACAGGTTATAGTGCCGTTACCTGATATATAAATAGTATGTCCTACGAAGCCTGATAATACATATGAAAAGTTATTAGTGACATTAATTATAAGATCTCCTGCTAGCTGTTTCGGTAATTTAGCTAATAATTCCGGTGTAGGATTTGTAAGCTCTATTGGCTTTACTCCGTGTGTTAGCGTATACCCTGCATCTAGTAAACCTACTGTATCATCTACTTTTGTAAACTGTAGTAAATTATGATCTCTACCTGCAATAACAGCAGCTTCCGGACTAAGTACTGATAGCTTAGCTTTGATAGCATCAATGCTATTATTAAACTCCGTAAGTGCGTCATTAAAAGCATATAAAGCGTCTGTAATATCAGCGATTGTAGCAACCTCATACACCTTAACAGTTACAGGATCTGTTGTAGTTTTAAGTGTGGAGTATAGTGCATTAGTTTCTGTATCATAATATATAAAATCAGCTAGAGATCTAAGAGTATCTTCTTGTTTGCCTTCAAATTCTAAGTATGGTACTCTGTTTTCTGTAAGCTCAACGTCTAGCTTATACTCATACAGCACTTGTCCGTTATAAACTGTTTCTGTGAGCTCTCCATTAAGTATTTGGCATACTTTAGGTTCCATATTAGTATATACAGCACTAAGCCAAAAAGACGGTTGTCTAAGTATTCTGTATAGATATAGTAAACAACAATCTCTGTTACTAATTTGATTTAAATCATATCTCATATACACCCCTCCGATTAATCATCCGGTTGAGGGTCTGTATCAGCCTGGATATCAGCACTAGTAACTACCTTATATAAGATCTCCTCATCTGTTTCCTCAGCATGATACCTTAAGAATGCTTGTCTGTTTTCTTCAAAATATGATACTTTTTTATCACTACTTTGTAACGAGTAAGCCGCACGTTCGCTACTCCAAGAATAAGCTGTAGGTGTAAAGTGATATAAGAAGGTACCAGAGCCTTTTGCTAGTAGCTCATCAATAGCACTTTCGGTACCTGTAGGGACAGCTATAACTCTAAAATGAGTATCAGTGCTTATAGTTACAGGACTTGTGTATTTAACTGCTGTACTTGATAATCTGTAAGTTTCTGTTTCACTACCTACTGTTCGTACATATTCATATGGAGAACTGCCGTCTGTAGTATAATAGATGTCACAATCTGTAGCATCTGTGCTAATAGTAATAGCGTGGTTTCTGTTATATAAAGTACTATCTCCATTAAACACACCGGGATTAGGGGAGAAGAATATACGAGGTGGAGCTATAACACTTACTTCTACAGATTCTACTACTGTAGAGCCACCACCGCCTCCACTACCTGAGATAGGAATAGCTTTTATCATTTTATCCCCATCTATAGCTTCTCCGGATATAGGGTATAAAGAATCCGTATATTGATGTATATATGCTTGTGTCCAATTATTTTGTGCTATTAACGCTTCAACTTCTGCTGTAGTAGCTCCCCACCAAGCTATCCATAATGGTTCATTTGCTATATCAGAATTATTAAAATGCGGTAGATCCCCGAACGCTGAGCCATATAAACCCCATGTATTAGGTAAATTCAAATTAGTACAAGCTTCTCGGAATGCTTTATATTGATTAAAATTCTGTTCAGCTGTACCCCACGGGTGTCCTTCGTCTTCCATATCCAACCAAAATCCTAACTGGAGTTGATCAGCACTAAGAGTCTTATTAGCAATTGCGTCTGCAATTGGTTGAAATACACCCGTAAAATGACTAACCATGTCAGAATAAGAAACACTACCCGAATTCATATTTGTAAATACATAAAAGCCGATAGCCTTTTTATCTTTAAGCCAGTTAGCCCAATCTAATGCTCCGGATATAGCACGGTAATTATCATTATTAGCATAACCAGCACATATAATTACACCGCCTACAGTATCAGATAGTATGTAACTGGATTGATAGTAAGGAGCCTGATATTCTGGTTGTACATCATGAATTACTTTATCCGTAAAGAACGAGCTATCTCCTGTATACCTAATCCACTTCTCAACAGCTGGATCACTATAAGCAATAGTTCTTTCTTCTACCTTCTGCGAACCACCACCGTTACCGTCTACATATGTTATAGTAGTACCGTCAAAGCCAGTAACTATTAATATATGATCTAACGGACGTTCTTCTACTATATGATTTCTATCAAAAGCCATGACATCACCACGAGCTGGATCGCTACCTGTCTTATCAACCCATTTACCAGACGCAAGTAGCTTGTCTAAAAGATAAGTAACTATAGTATCATATTCCTCTATACCACACCTATTAAGTACACGACTGACATATTGCGCACACCAGTCATGCGTACCGGAACAATTAACCTCATCTCTAGTTTTATTAATATCACTCTCAGCAGCTGCTGCTATTTGTTCAGCTTTCGTACTCATGTGTTTTTCTCACTTCCTTTTAGATAGCAGGTTCTACATAATCTGTAAGGTCTGCTATGCTGTCGTCGTTAATAACTAAATAAGCATGATTGTCTGTAGTATCGTCAGCTACAGCATTTAATGCAATTAAGTCCTCATAGTAGTCGTTTATAGCATCAAGCTGTTCTTGTTGTGTTTTATCCGTATCATGCGTGAATACACCAGAAGCCATAGTAATAGGTACCTCAGGGCTATCAGCATCAACTAATACAGCTCTTATATTAATAGGCCAGGAATAATCCGTAAGTATAGGAGCCATATTAATAGAACCCTCATAGTCATTAATAATAACTCCGCCCTCTTCTGTATGTACGTGTGTAATACCATATTCTATAGGATCACTACCATCTGTTGTGTATTTAATTACAGGCTTTTCTGTAACTTGTGACGAATTCTTCCAGGTTATTTCTATAGGTGTTTTCTTTAAATCGCCTACATCATATGACTTTAATGCTAGCACATTATTATATGATTTATAAGTTTGTGTAGGTTTAAAATATCCAGGATTAACTCTAAGATAATTATCATTATTAGGTTGTGTAGACACTAGCGGATACGGTAGTTTGAATAAGATCTCTGGTGGTGGATTTAACTTCAATGTTATAGTTAGAGATGATATTGTAGTACCACCTCCGCCTCCTCCACCACCTGACGGATTACAGTCTATTCCGCTTGTATCTTCTATCCACTCCCATGAGCATATGTCACTAGAAATATGGTTACTAATAACCTGTGGAGTCCAGCCTACAGGTTGGGTGGAATTATCAAACTGAGCCCAAGCATCCACCTTATTACTAAAGGATTCGTCAGTCATACATTCATAGTGTAAATGATTACCGTCACTATCTCCAGTATTACCTACATATCCAATTAAAGTACCTTGTTGTACAATATCTCCAGTATGTACAGGCGGAGCACTAACCATATGCATGTATGTATGAATACGAAATGTGTTATCAGGCTTTACTTCTTTAACACACACATAATTACCCATAGAGCCTGAGGATACTTCATTAGATGTACGCCATACTGTACCATAACAAGTACTTCTAATAGTTGTACCTTGTGTTGCTGGAAAATCGTAACCTAAGTGTCCACTATATCCACCCCAGTAATATGGTGGATGTCCGCACCAAGTACTACCGCCGCTAGGAGGCTCTAAAGCAAGCTGGAAGAACCTGTACATAGACATCTTAGTACCTTGTGAGTCGCGTATTATAAGCCTATTATCAGTTGTATATTCATTTGTTATGACAGTATTTACTTCAACCTCAGCCAAAAATACCAAGCTCCTTCCGTAAATCATCAAACAGTTTTTCACACATCATAAGGGAATATCTTTCTTGTTTTACATCATCTTCTGTTAAATATAAACGCATTCTGTCAATACGGCTTTTACCTGTACGTATCGGCTTTTTAGCACGCAGTTCATATAATTCATAATGTAAGAACGGCATCTCTATTTCTATAGGCTTTATCTCCCAAATGCCGTCACCGTTTTTGTAATATACCCTTAAATTATTATAGACACGCTCTCTAATAAGTTGTTTATAGAAAGCATGTCTTAAAATAGATAATTCTTTGAATTTATTAACACAATGTGTTCTTCTGTTTAGCTGATATACGAATTTAATTAGCTCTGTATACGTATGTATAATTTCAGTTAATCTATTAAAATCTTTTACATTATTATAATTGATATAATACTTGTCAAACTCAAACTGTGATTTAGTGACGCTATCATACATAACAAATGCATCAAAGAAAATACAATTAAGCTCTTTTAATTTTATATAATGCTCATTGTGTTCTACAAGCTTTGTTAGGTCTTGTACTTGTTCATATAAGCTGTGAATGTATAAAACACTAGGTATTTCCATGCATTGTCATCCTTATATCACGTGGTTTCTCAAGCCTTGACTGTTCGAGTACCTTAACCATTTGCATAAAGGTATAGAACATTTTAAAATCTCTAACATGATCTTTTGTATCCTTTACAGGATATTTTCTCATAGCTAAAATATCCCCATATACAGTATTCATCATATAATTTTCTATTTCTTCTGTCCAAGACTCACTTGATAATATCTTAGACAACGATGCTTCTGACAATGCATTAACAATAAACATAGCATTTGATACATAAGTTTGTATAGTCCTGTCACTACAGGTTGGGTGTATGCTCTGTACATACTTAAAAAATGCTTTTCTTAATGCGTCAGAAGTATAAACGTATGACAATGTCATATAGCGTTTTTCTCCTTTCTCTCCTTTAACACTGCTAATACATTCTCACGATTTTCATACTGTAGCAGTGGCTTATACTGAATTTGCCATAAAGCTTCTGCTTTTTCATGCAGACGTTCATCATTAAAATCAGATAAGTATTCTTTCTCAGCTACATTCACATATAAGAAATCACCGTACAGCTTTAGCTGATAATCCTTGATAAACGGGATTATCCACTCTATAGGTAACTTTAAATTAAGATATGTCATAAACTGAGATCTAATTGATGCAGGCATAGTACGAGTATAAGCAATCTCATACTTTTTAATTATAGATAAACAACTCACATAATCATCATAGTTACGAGTTGTTAAATAATAGCTTGATTCATTTATAACCAAAATCCCTTGTAATATCATACCCATGTAGGACATAAAATCAGCATCAGGTGCTTTTTTATTATAATCGGGTAAATCTAATATATCTTTGTATTTATCAGGATGTGTAGTTATAAGCCCAAGCAACCGTAATGTGCGGTCTTTTATATCCATGTCACACCTCTTTACGCAGTTTTTCTATGCTGTAAATACAAACCTAAAATGTTGAGAAGATCTACAGCATCTGTAGCTGCTTGAAATTCGTCTATAATTATATTAATGCTATCTTGTGTAACTATAGTACACGGTGGTGGTAACTCAGTAATAGAAGAATTAAGAGTTACTACTTGTTTATTGATTTTTACGATGTTCTCGTTTTCAATGAGATTAGTCTGTACATTCCGTTTGTTAGGTACTTTGATAATGTTTGCATACAAGTTCTCTACAGTGTCAAATTCTTTGATAAGCTCTGTAGCTTGTTTAGGTCCGATACCTTTAACTCCAGCTATGTTATCTGACGAGTCACCTACTAATGCTTTAAAATCAGCAAGCTGTTTTGGTACGAAGCCCCATTCCTTAAAGAACAATTCATCTGTCCAGTGAACATGTACCTGATTCGTTTTTAGCTGATAGACTGATACATTACGACTAAGCATCTGGAGCCAGTCTTGGTCTACAGTTAATAGCATACAAGTGTCTTCAGGCTTTAAATACTTAGCTATAAAACATGCAGCAAGGTCATCGGCTTCATAGCCATCGAATCTGTATACAGTACCTATTTTACGGCATATCTCAAGTACAAAGTCGATCTGCTCATAAAACGAATCCTCTTGTTTAGTACGAGTACCCTTATAAGTAGGCAATAACTTAGTACGATAGGTATCGTTATGTGTATCAGCTACAAATATAGGATAATAATTATCAACATCATCTATACGAGATAAAAACTGTTTGAAGAAACCTACGATTACTGATGTAGGCTTACCAGCTTTATTCGTTAGCTTAGGATATCCATACAATGCACGATAAGCAAGTGCATAAACATCAACAACTACATAATTCATAGAAAACGTCCTTTCAGTTATTAATTTATAACCGGATTATCTTAAAAGAAGATGATTCTGTAAAACCTAATTCTGAGTTTTCATCCGCTATTAAATCATATCCAGCATTAACCAGAAGCTGTAGTGCATCGTGAATCATTAATAACTCAGTATCTGTTAACTGTTTATCTATAATAACTCCTTCAATAGCACCTTTAATATCTACAGTATATTCCCAAATACGTTCTTCACCTTCGTATAATTTATCAGTAGCTGATATATCATTCACAAACGAAGATAACTCAGGTATAGTATTTGTATTTAATACTAATCCATTAGGCGTATTTAAAAAATATTTTTTAACAATCAATTTACCTTTTATTCGACGTTTACCTGTACTAATTTCCAGTTTTTTCTTTTCTTTCAACTCATCCGATAAATTGTCTAGCACATTAGCTAGTTTAGTAAACAAGTCGCTAGAAATAGAAATAGTACCTATATTTCTAATATACATAGTATAGGTATTATCATCATATGCAGTTATACTAGTAAGTCGAATTGAGGTACCTTTATTAGTCATAGAATAACCTGCATAAGAAATAGGTTCAATTTTGTAAAAATCAGCCAACTGTTCTCCGTCCAGTATAAAACCACATTTATATCTAGGCCGAGCTACATTATATAAATTTAGATTTCTAGTAAATGAAACAAATTTACTTTTATTATGCCCTGGTCCTTTTTCAATAGTCATGCCCGCAATAAGGCGTAAATCATCACAAATAGAATAAAATAAAGCTACAGATTTTGTGAAATGATATAAGGTACTAACTTCTTTACCAGAATTAAGAGATACTTTTATCATGTACAAGCTCCTCTCTAATTTCCATGAGTAATTTACCTAAATTATTTTCACCTATACCGTCACATACTCCCCAAAAGGTATCATGATGCTTATTACCTTCTTCTATGTAAGCATCTCCAGTATCAATAAGCTTTTGCTTGTAGCTAAAATGATTATCATGAAATTTTATTCTGAGTAAGTCTCGCATAATGTCAACACGAACATTATCCCAATCAGCTCTTAATTTCACTTTTCTACCATACTTCTTAGCTTCGTTAGGAGTGCATCTAGATAACTGCTTTTTTATTTGAATGTCTTCTACCTTAGCTGCTTGAAAAGCACACTCTACAGAAGTGTATAAAATACCATTATATCTAATATAACAAGGTGCAAAGTTAGAAAGAAATTCATACTCACCTTTAAAATTTGTGATTTTATTCATATGAACACATCCTTCCGTAAAATTCATATTATGATAATCTTATTGTAATTATATTATAACATATATGAACTGAAAATTCGAAGATAACTAAAAACAGCGCGCAGTTATATTAATAACTACGCACTGTCTGTATGTCTTGTACTTATAGAACAGCGTTTGAGCTAAAATCAATTACACGAGGTAGCTCACATATATCACATACATCTCCGTCTACTAGAACAAGATCGGCAGCACATTCTATCGTGATGTCCTCATTAAATTGTTTCTTCTTAGCTATTCTTGTATAATCCCTATAATCACAAAGAAGTTTAGAACTAAATAATTCCTTTACCTGAATATCACGTTCATTAACCTGACAGCATGTTAATGTGTCATGCTTTTTAATGATATAAATATCAGCAGGGTCTAGGAACGCTTTTGATGCTTTAAAAGTCTTTCTAAATAGGTTTGACATACTCTTAATAGTACTCCTTCTTTTATGATTAATCGCCATTACCGTCATCTGTGTCATTGTCGCTACTGTCGTCGGCAACATAGGTGAAATACATAGTTTCATCATCCGCTGCTATATCAACAGTAACAGCTTCACCTGTACCTGGAGTTGGGCTTGGAGGGGTTGGAGTCGGTTCTGGATCAACCTTCTTAGGTACCGCATATGGTGGGTTTAAATCGCCGTATGGTTCTTTTAAATACAAATATGCATACCATACCGGATTAAATCTAAAGGTATCAAATTCGAACTTAATTCTAAGCACTGTTACCTTTTTAGTGAGCCCTAAAGTAGCTATCCATGTACTGTTTACAACAATCTCAGGCCTACTGCCTACTTGTCTAAAATAAGCCCATTGTTTCGTATTATCGGCAGTTATAACAGTTTTATCATCACTATTCTGTACATTCCAGGTGACGGAAATTAGCTTACCTCTAAAATCAGGATCCATTAAAAACCTAAGGTCTATCTCCTGTCCGAGTTCTTTAATCTTCATGCACCCAGCTGTTGTTAGCTCATCTGGTACAGTTTTAATATCGATTTGATTAACCATCAGCAATCACTCCTCAAATATTCATTTCTAGAATCATATTGACTAGCTTATTTTGAGACGATTTACTTAAAATGTTATCACTAAGTACAGCTTTACCGTCGACAATACGTTCGTTAACCTCATCTATACTATTATTAGTAATAAGACGTATAACATTAACTGGATTATACTGTCCGATACGATGACATCTATCTTGGGCCTGGTCTTCATCAGCTGCTGTCCACGGTAACTCGTATTCAATAATATGAGAAGCGGCAGTTAAGGTAATACCAGTACCCATAGTAGAATAGTTACCTAAGATGATATTACAAGCTGGATTCTCTTGGAATGCCTTCTTATTTACATCACGTTCTTCTTGTGACAGATCTCCGTACATTAAAGCTGGAACGTATCCATGTCTTCTTAATATAGTATTAAGATACTGGAGAGTAAATACGAACCAAGTGAATATAACTACCTTCTGTCCTGAGCTTATAAGCTGTTCTACAATGTCAAGTAATACCTCAAGCTTAGCACAACACTCACTACCGAATGTAGGTAATACTAAAGGAGGACAGTCTACAGCTTTACGCAAGCCAACCATCTGACCCATAGGGCTAGGAGATGCTTGTATTTCCTCCATGCGTTCTCTAAGATCTTTCTGTATTTCTTTGTACAGTTTTAACTGATCTGGTAACATGTCGACTCTTATTGTTTCAACTGTCTTTTCCGGTAAGTCGAGACATTCGGCTTTAGTACGTCTTAGAGTCCAGTACTGTATATCATTACTTAGTTCTTGTATGTTCTTATAACCAGTTATTTCTTTACCCTGAAAGCCACCCATAATACAGTATTTATCCCGGAAGTGTGATATAGGTGGTACAGTTCTACCCATCCACTTCATCATAGGATATAAGTCGATAGGTGAGTTAACGACAGGAGTACCTGTTAGCCCTAGCTTATATTGTGGATTGATGCTTAAAAGACCGGCTGTCTGCTTAGTCTTAGGATTCTTACATTTATGTATCTCGTCTACAACTAGCTGTTCAATAATACCACGCTTGATACAGCTCTGTAATTCATTTACTATATTATTATTACGAAGCGTTTCAATATTAGTTATGAATATCTGTGCTGGGATAGACGTTATACGCTTTAAGTCACTAACCTTATCGGCTCCACTGCCAATACGTGTACGAATACCTGACTTTCCTACAGCCCGTGTACCTAAGATATAGCCCTTTAAGTCGGTATGCTTCTTAACCTCGTCGAGCCAATTGTACTGTAAGCTTGCTACTCCACATATAATAAGAGCACGTTTTATTTGACCGTTTGCTATACGATTAGCTATAAGATCAAGGGATTGTTTAGTCTTACCTAAACCTGGTTCATCAAGTAACAGCATCTTGTCATGGTACTTTGCATACTCTAAGAACTGTAACTGATGTTCATATGGTTTTGTTTTATAAGTAGTATACGAATACGAGTCACCTTTGATATTTTTAATATCTTCTGGTACCATTTCTAGAGGAATATGAGTACCTTCCTCAGTATACTTCTTAACCCACCGACGTTTTGGACTACTTTTATAAAAGTACAGCTCGTACTCATATTCAGTTTCAGCAAGACGTTCGACAGGTTCATCTTTATAAAGATAGTACATCTTTTATATAAAGCTCCTTTCGATATAATCAACTAATGTTGACATAATTTATCTATTATATTATATGATAAATTTTTTTGAAAATTTGAGTATTGATAATCTGTCACTTAAGTTTATAAGATTTGTATAGTATCAACAAAATAGTGTGTTTAATATTATACATTATTTTCGACTGAATTACTAGAGAACAGCACTGAAATTTGTAAAATTATAACTTATTTTTAACAGAATATAGTCTATATAGTATTAGAATTGTTTATATAAATATATGTTAATATAGTAAATGCTGTTAGCTAAATCGTAGTGACTCGTATAAGAATTACCTTAAATATTTTACAGATTATAGTAAATTTCTCATAAATTACGAAACAAGCTTTTACAAATTTCTGTTAATTTTCTTACAGTTTATTACAATTATTCATAAGAATTTAGCAGATATTCACGAATTCTTAGCTATACATGCTGTACAAATTAGAGTGGTGAGTATTGTACATAGTATACATCAATCAAGGATTTCAAAACAAGGAACAACACTAAGATAATATACATATATTAACAGAATATTTACATAATTTAGTCGGATAGTGCTAAAAATCATAAATCAGTGTTAGGATACGAAAATGCTGATTCTTGTATATACTAAACAAACACACACCATCAATAATATACAAATTAAACAAAACGAGCGGATTTCGTAACTATACACACGCTTTTAAAATCTTGTAGAATTATAGAGTATTTTAGCATGATTTTTAGGACTATGGACAGTGTTCGAATTCCTTGATCTTCGTATATCTTTAACAAAATTGAAAAGAATTATTTGTAACATGTGTACGAAGATTCGGGTTTTTGTGTACCTACATTCTGGTTTGATTACGATTTTTATGATTGAGTATCGTAAGCACTGTAGAAAGGCTATAAAATGCTCGATTATTTACAGAATTTAGTCGAATATTTTACAGTTTATAACAGAAGATAGCAGAAATATTCATCGGAATTTTTACATATTTTAGTCGAATCATTAATAGAAGATGTATTAATTTGATGTATTATTATAACAATAAAGTAAAGATTTATGTGTTAAATTATGATACATTGTAATATCAAATTGTTTTAAAATGTATTTCAAAATTACTGTTAAAACTCAGTAAGATTATAACAGATATTGTAAATCATTTGTATAGCTTGTATAAAGAATCATGAAGAAAGTATACAAAGTATACGTCAATCACGGTTTTCGTGTACCTTCCAATAAATAATATATATACTTGCTCGCTTCGCTCTTCGCAGAGAAGAAGATTCTTCTCAAGGTGCTTCGCACTCTCTGCTCAAGTACTCAATTCGCTCAAATCGCTCATCAACTCGCTAAGTATATATATTCTGTTCTCTATGCTTTCGATAGTCGAACAGTTTATGACTCATTCACTTCGTTCATTCGTGTACTTCCTGCCGAAGGCCACCCCCACCCCGGG